TTCACCAGTTTACATGGGGCCAAAAGGTGCGGTTCCATTTGCATCTGGTGCTGCGTTCTACGGATCATTCCACGGACAGGCAACGGAAGCGATTCGATCATACAATTCAAATGTTTCAAAACATGCTGAAGTAGCGGATATGGCTAATGCTCAGTCATATGGTGAAGCGCTTACTTCTGGGTCTCCTCATAATAAGACAAACAAACCAGCTGTCGAATCACAAGAGACACCAACACCTAAGAAACCAGTACCACTTGCAGATGCAATTGGTGCGATGATGACTATGGGTGATTTCTCTGTACGTACCGTGACTGTAGATGCTGGTGACGTATTGAAGAACAAGATACTTCTACGAGACGACTTTGGAGGTCTCTTTGAGAAGATACCTACAACACAAGAGATTCGATCTACTATTCGTGACACCGCTAACCGTTCTTTGATTGGAAACAAGATGGTCGGTGAAGGTAGACTAAATGCACAATTTGACAATACGAGTCCTCCGAAGATTGGTAGAACCGCATCGGGAAATCAGTCTCCACGATTTGGTCGTATACCTATTGGTAATTCTGTTGGCGGAAGAGGTAAGAGGTTTAAAGGATGATTATATTACCAGATCCAGTTTACAATCCTAACTTTCTAGATGGTGATAGTATTTCGTCCAGAACTAAGTTAGCGCCAGGCGTAACCATTGCGAAATACCTTGGTGCGTATGGAGACAAGACACCGTTCTCTCATATCGGTACGGCAGAAGAAAGAAAACAGATTGCACGTAACCTTTATCTACACTCAGAGATGTACAGGACAATCAACGGTAATACCGAGTTGTTCAACGATGTACGGTTGATCGTGAGTGAAGGGATATACAAAGGTGGCCCTCTAGAAACAGTTGGGGGCGACAATCTCAAGAAACAAAATGGTCGTGTTGTAGTATATCAAGTTATCGATAGAGAAGGCAAGATAGATCACGCATCGACATATGATGTAGCAAAATACTGGAAAGATTATTGTTTTTATGATAAGATAACTCTAGACTATGATATCTATAATCCAGATGGTTCATTAACGTCACAGATTGTAGTTGAAATAACAGATGTTCCAGAATCGTTTGACGTTAATTTTAAGTTACAAGTCGCAACAAATTACAATGGAAAACTTCTTACTAGTGGCGAATTAGCTGAAGTTAAGTTAGACTAACATGTATAAATAGATACAAGGTTATTCAAGAGACTATTATGGCAACACAAAGAGCATTATCAATAGAAGACAAAGATCTAATAAATCTTTCGACTGTTAAAGCAACACAGAACAAAGAGTATTCTGATTTGGATATTTCTCTTGCTTTGACACCGTCTACCAAAGATGTTTATAAAAAACACAATGTACAAGCAGTTAAGTTTGCTGTAAGAAATCTATTGTTAACTAATCAAGGGGAAAAACCTTTTAATCCATATTATGGTGCTAATCTTTACGATTATCTATTCGAATTAACTGACGAATACACAGAAAAATCTATGATTCGTGAGATCAAAAATAACATAGAAGTTTTTGAACCACGTGTTGATATGTCATCATTGGATGTTATTGTCGACATGCAACCAGATCAGAACTCCGCAGAGATAACTGTTATTTTCAGAATAATAAACTCTGGGGAACTAGTGGAATTTACTACCGTACTAAGTAGGTTAAGATAAATGGCGACAACGATTAAATCAACAGCTTTAGACTTTCAGGCAATTAAAAACAACCTGAAAGAATACCTAGAACAAGAAAAAGAATTTAAAGATTTTAACTTTGAGGCGTCAGGTCTTTCAAATGTTCTTGATGTGTTGGCATACAATACACACATGAATGCATTGACCGCTAACTTTGCTTTGAACGAAGCATTTCTTGGAACTGCACAACTTCGTAGTTCTTTAGTATCTCTTTCTGAGGGTATCGGTTACATTCCCGACAGTAGGAATGGTTCATTAGCGCAAATCAAAATGTCGTTAAACCTTTCGGGTATATCGAATCCTAGTCCTAGATTGTCACTCTCTGCTGGATACAAATTCGCATCTTCGGTTGACGAAGTTGACTATACCTTTCAAACGACCGAAACCATTACCGCATCTAATGATGGGTTTGGTTTCTACGAGTTTAAATTAGATAATGGTTCTAATATTATTCCAATTAAAGAAGGTATTTCTAAAACTAAGACGTTTATTTCAGGCGATAATACTGAGAATATTACATACATCCTTCCAGATAAAAACTTAGATCTTTCTACCGCTGTTGTCAAAGTGTATCCACATCCAACTTCAGATGAATTTACATCATACAGCAATATTCTTGAAACAACTGTTATCAATGAGAACACTACCATTTACATTCTAAAAGAAATGCCTAATGGTTACTTTGAATTGACATTCGGAAATGGCACTACGTTAGGTAAGACGCCTCTGCCTGGCAACAAGATTGTTGTTGAATACTTGTCTGTGGCTGGAGAAGATGCAAACTTCGCTTCAGTATTCGAACCAGTAAGTGCCATCGCAAATGTTGCTCCTCAAGTAAATCAGGTTCCAACGGTAACAACGGAATCTAGAAGTTCTGGGGGTGCTGATAAGGAATCTACCGAGTCTATTCGTAAGAATGCGCCATTCCAATATGCATCACAAAATCGAATGGTAACTCACGCTGATTACTCTTCACTTGTTTTGCGTAACTTCTCATCATTAATCAAGGATATTAAGTCTTGGGGCGGAGAAGATAATATCGTTAAACAATACGGTTGCGTGTATATGTCGGTACTGTTTAACAGTGACATTCCTCAGGCCACTGTCGATGCGACTAAAACCTCTATTCTAGATCTCGCTGAACAACTCGCAATCGCTTCTTTTGATTTGAAGTTTTCTGATCCAGTTAAAACTTTTGTCGAACTAGACACTAAGTTTCAATTCAATGAAAGACTTACCTCATTGACATTGAATACAATTAAATCTCAGGTTGAGGATGTTATTAGAAATTACTTTATTGAGAATACAGGGAAGTTTGACCTAGCATTTAGACGTTCTAATTTATTGACTTTAATGGACGATGTATCTACTGCTGTTCTATCTTCACGTACTGACGTTAAGATGCAACAGAGAATCACGCCTATACTCGGTGGTAAGTACGACTATAAATTAAAATTCCCAGTTGATATTGCTGTCCAAGATGACGATGAGTATATTATTTCATCGACTAACTTCACGTTAGCTGGTGTTAACTGTAAAATACAAAATAAATTAAGTAGCAATACCTTACAGGTTATTAACTTACAAGATAACCGAGTGATTGCCGATGATGTCGGATACTATACGACAGATGGTAACATACACTTGGTCGGTCTTCAAGTTGACAGTTTGATCGCTGGTCAAACGCAAATTAAAATTTCAGCAGTAACGGCGAACCAATCAGCAATTGTTCCCACTAGGAACGATGTTTTGGAATATGACGAATCTGCTTCTAAAGTAACTGGTGTACTAACCACAGCGACTAACTAATGAACGTAAACGGACATCACGATAAGACATTACATGACTTAGGTCGAAGAGAGTTAAACCTTCGTCACTATAAGGTTGAGGAAGTATTACCTGACCATATTGTCGATAACTATCCAAAATTAGTAAAACTGTTGGAAAAATACTTCCATTTTGAAGATCAAAGTTCATCACCGACAGATCTTTTGAATGAACTGTTTACGTTAAGAGATATCACACAAACTGATATAGATCTGTTGTCTTTTCTTGAAGACGAGTTACTATTAGGTCAGTCTTACTTCGAGGGTTTCCAAGATAAGAGAGAGGCAGCAAAGTACTCGAATACATTGTATCGATCAAAGGGTACTAAGTATTCGATACAACAGTTCTTCCGTACATTCTTTGGTATAGATCCAGAGGTGGTTTATACAAAGAAGAATATATTTAATTTAAATGAGTCTGAGATAGGCCCATCGTCACAAAGATATATTACAGACGATAAATTATATCAGACATTTGCAATTCAAATAAGAAGTGAATTGTCTATATCAAAGTGGAGAGAAATCTATAAGTTGTTCGTTCACCCAGCTGGTATGTACTTAGGTTCTCAAGTATCGTTACAAGGTGTTGTTGATATTGACTTTGAAATACAACCGCCCCCAGGCTTGTTGGACATTCCTCCACGAGAAGTTGAGTGTATTGCTAATATGCCTCAGTTTGCATTTGCTGCTCATACTGCATTATTCGATGTTCCGATGGAACATTTAGGAGGAGACACAATGGAATTCAGAACGAACCTAGGAAGTCCGAACACTTATCCGACATTTGGTGGTAACGATATTAAAGATGTTGGTGATCTTACGATCGGTGAACTTCATGGTCTACAGAGTAGTATGTTAGAATATCTAGAACCTAACTCACCGACATTTGATGAAGATTCTGATGAACAAGGTTCCTCAATGGGTCTATCAAGTACCGAAACGATCGATCAAGATCAATGGACTTGGAAGAATGTTATCAGGTCTGATACTGATAATACATACATGCAAAATCATCCTACAGGGCCTACAACTGGCGACTCAGATGGCGAAATAACTCTTGATGAGTTGATATAAAACGTATAAATACAATCATAGAACTTTTAGGTAAATGTCAAAATGACAAGACAAGTATTAAATAGAGGCACAATCGCAAACGATGGTAATGGGGATACTCTCCGTACCGCAGCGTTGAAGATTAATGCGAATTTCGATGAACTGTACCAATTTCTTGGTGGACAGACAGACGGAACCCTATCAAACGAGATATCGATAGAAAACGATGCGATTGTCTTCGAAGGCACATCCGCTAATCAGTATGAAGTCAGATTGAAGGCGGCTAACGCAACTGCGGATCGTATTCTTACTCTTCCAAATGCGAACGGTGAGTTTGTTCTCACGACTGCGACTCAGACATTGACTAACAAAACAATTACTGCACCTGTAATTTCATCTGTTCAGATAGATGACACTAGTGGTAATCACCAGTATATTCTTGGTGTAAGTGAACTGACGGCAGATAGGACTGCGACTCTACCTTTACTATCGGGTAATGATGAGTTTACTTTCAATGGTCACACACAGACATTGACCAACAAAACACTTACTACGCCCTCTATCAGTTCACCAAGAATGACTGGTTCTATCAATGATAACTCTGGTAACGAACTAATAGAACTTACTTCAACGAGTCAGGGTTGTAATCACATTGAGGTTGTTAATAACTCTACTAATCTAAATCCTAGAATCTCCGCTAAAGGAGATGATACCAACATTAACTTAGAGTTACATGGTAAAGGTACTGGTGCAGTTGCGATAGAATCCAAACTTACATTAAAAACAGAAGGTATCACCACTTCGGGTGGTGCTATTAGTTTGAATGCGCCTATATCTTACTTCAATCGTGGCGGTTCAAGCAACACAAAAGTTTTACCGAACGGTCTAGAAGATGGTGAAGTCAAATATTTAATAAACATAAACGCAAATGGTGTTTATACAATTACCATTACTGGTAACCCAACTGATACAGACAGAATAGTATTAGGGCCTGGTCAGTCGGTTCATCTGGTTTGGGCAGATGTGGGTGGAACGCAAAATTGGTACGTAATTTCAAATAACGGCGCAACGATTGAATAGGAAAAGTAAATGAGTGCTATAGTAACAGACAAAATTAAAAAATTATTTCTTGAAGACATGTTCAAGGATTTCGATTCGGCTGGTGTAAGGTATTATGCTGGTATTGGTCGTGCCGAACAATGGGATGCACAAGACAATGTTGCGACTCCGCAACCACGTGGTCGAGATGAACGTGATGCACGAATGAATATGCAGTCTGTTAAGAACATTACGGACAGATCCTTTGTCGTTCCTCGTAGCAACTGGGCATCTGGCGCACAGTATTCTCAATACGATGACGCTACTGTCGGTTATCCTCTTCAACCTTACTATGTAATGAATAGTAACCAAGAAGTCTACATTTGTTTACAACAAGGTAGGGATGCAAACGGATCTCCAGTAAACTCCACAGAACAACCAACAGGTAAAACGACAGGTGTTCCATTTACTACATCAGACGGTTATGTCTGGAAATTTATCTACTCCATTGGTGCGTTACGTGCATCTAAATTCCTATCATCTTCTTACATGCCTGTACAAATTATTGACTCCGATCAAGCGGCATCTGTTGATGCGACTTCGGAACAAGTAGAACAACGTGCGGTACAATTAGCGGCAAGGCCTGGCGAAGTGGTGGGTGTTGAAGTTATTGAGCCAGGCGCTAGTTACACAGGCAATCCATTGGTAAGAGTTATTGGTGATGGGATAGGATGCGAACTGCAACCTATTGTTAGTGGTAACGCAATTATTGACATAAGGGTA